ATGTTTTTATGGAGACGAGAGACCCTATAAAAGCATTAGCAGCGGGTATGAAGGTTATGAGAGGTCATATTGGTATGATGGGCCCTATCATAGGTGCAATGGTATTTGCATTCAAAGGAGTACATTCCTTACTAAGTTCTATAAATGAAATTACTAAAGGTATACAAGCTGAGACAGGATTAGCATCTGTTCAAGCTTATGATTTATATAAGAATGCTTTATCTGCACAAACTTCATTTCATAATCAATTATCAACTTTAGAAGATATTGTTAATGTACAAAAGGGGTGGGTAAATAATTACTCAAGATTTGCACAATTAACGGATACGACATTAGTACAGATATCAGATGCTGCAAAGGTATTTGGATATACTGCTGAGACTGCTGCTCAATTGCAGGGTACTTTTATGGAGTTAGGTGCTGACGAAAGTATGGCAGGAAATATGCAAGTAGCAGTGGGTAATTTGGCGAAGGCTAATAAGTTAGCCCCCGGAGTGATTACAAGAGACTTAGTCGAAAACTCCGAGTTTCTCGCAACAAACTTTGCAGGAATGCCCATTGAAGCAGCCAAAGCAGCAATAGAGGTTAGAAAGTTAGGATTTAGTCTATCACAAGCAGCTAAGATACAAGATCATTTATTTGATGTTCAAGGTAGTTTGACTGCACAGATGGAAGCATCTGTTGCTATGGGTAAACTTATTGATGTCAGTGCTGCAAGAAATTATGCTTTACAGGGAGAGACTGTGAAGATGATGCAAGAGATATCAAAACAAGCAGGTACTTACGCTGAGTTTCAAAGTGCATCTGTTCCACAAAGAATGCTATTAGCAAAAGCTTTTGGTATGGAAGTTGGGGAGCTGCAAAAGAGTTTATACATTAGAGAAAAGCTCTCAGGACTTACAGAAGAAGAACAGAAGTATGCTTTAGACCATTTAAAAACTTTGGATGGTGTAGAAAAAATGAGTGCAGGTCAATTAAAGTCTGAAATATCAAAAGCTCAACAAGCTGAAAGATTTGATGTAGCATTAAGTAAGATTAAGAATGCTCTAATAAAAGCAGTATTGCCATTAGTTGAAGCATTAGTTCCTGTATTAGAGACTGCGTCAAATATATTATCAGGAATAGCACTTATAATAAAAGGAATTGGATACGGATTTCAAGTTATAGGATATTTTGTTGAAGCTTTTTTATATCCTTTAGAAATTATAAATGATATAATATTCAATGGAATTGGAGATGCTGTAAGAAAAGTAGGGGATGATTTAAGAGATGGTTGGTTAGGCCCATTAAAGGTTATATTAGGAGGAATGTCAGCATTATATGTTGGATCTAAATTATTTACAAAATTAAACTTTTCAAAGGTAGCTGAATCTTTCAAAAGTATATTTAATATGGATACTTTTAAAAATATACCTGACAAAGTTAAAGGTGTTTATGATAAAATAAAAGGAGTATTTAGTGGACAAGGTATTCAATCAAGTACACCTACTCCACCCAATGGTGCGAATGCAACCCCACCACCTGATAGTGGAGGAGGTATTGGAGACACATTGAATGAATCTATTCAAAACGTATCAGAATCTTCTGATAAAATTAAACCTAAGTCAGGTCAAAATGTAAAAGATTTCCTACAGAATTTAGCTATGGGTCTTAAATCTATGGGGAAAGGTAAAGTTGCAGTAGGAGCTCTTAATTTAATACCTACAGCAGTGGGCTTTGTAGCTATGATACCTGCTATGATTGGTATTAAATTAGCATCTACTATAGATGGTAAGAGTTTAAAAGTTGGACTACAAGGATTAGCTTCAGGGTTAACGTCTATGGGAAGAGGTAAAGTTGTTGGAGGTTCTGCAAGTTTAGTAGCTGCTTCTGTAGGATTTGTATCTATGATACCTGCTATGTTTGGTATTAAACTTATGTCTACTGTGGATGGTAAGAGTTTAAAAGTTGGACTACAAGGATTAGCTTCAGGATTGATATCCATGGGAAATAGCAAAGTATTAATAGGTGCTGTTGCAATGGCAATATCCGCAGTTGCATTTATCGCAATGATACCTGCTGCAATAGGTATGGCAGCATTAGGTTTAGCTGCTCCATTGGCAGCTACAGGTTTAACATTATTAGGTACTGCATTATCTACATTTGGAAGTATAATGATGAGTGGTGCAGCAATATTTGGGTTAGCAATACTAATAGGATCAGCTATAGCATTAGGATATGCATTAAGTTTAGCAGCACCCGCTATACAGGCATTTGCTACTTCATTATCATCTATGACATTAGAGCAATTATTTGTAGTTGCTGCTATGGGGCCTGCCTTAGTAGGTTTTGGCATAAGTGCTGCTGCTGCAAGTATTGCTTTATTAGCAGCTTCAGTAGGTTTTACTGTGTTTGCATTATCATTTTCTTACTTTGGAAGTGTCGTTCAACAGAATGTAAATCCTATAAGTGAGTTATCGAAGTCAATAGAATCTTTAGTAGAAAATTTAAATAATTTACAAAATGTGGACATAGCATCCATATCTTCTAAGTTAAAAAATTTGGGAGCTGTATCAATGACAGCAAAAGTAACTACAGATTCTACTATAAATCCAAATCCTATAGATATAAAGAATAAGACTAAGACTGATAGTGTATCGACTACAACCTTTGAAGATAGAAATACATCCTTACAGAGTAACAATACCAATGCTAAGATAGATAGATTAATAAATGTAATGCAACAATATGTCAACGCAAATCCTCAGTTAGTTATAGAATTTGACGATGGTACAGTTAGTAAATTGAAATCTAAACTAAAGAAAACAATATAAATTTAATATGGCAAAACCACCATTTGAAACTATAAAGTTTGTAATTATACCATTAGGCACTTCAGTAGAGTTTCCTGCATACATAAATACAATTGCATCAAGATTTGCACCAAGTTGGACAGATTTTCCTGAGATAGGAAGAGCAGATGCCAAAGTATTGCTATCATCATTTGCTAAAGATGTTGATATAAATTTTACTGTTGTAGCAGAAAACAATGTAGATGCTGACGTTAGTACTATGTTTGATAAATTACAAGATTTATCAAGAGCTACAATGCCACATTATTTTAGTGGTAATAAAGGATTTCAAGGTAATTTTCTACAATTTACGATAGGTAAAATATATGTTGATGAAATAGGATATGTTAGTTCATTAGATTATCAATGGGAGAATGATAAGACAAGTTTTATTGAGGATTTACCAATGTTAACAACGGTTAACATGACAATACGATGGGTTGGAAAGAGAATGCCATCAGATACTAATGATATATTTAGCCATAGAACATAGTAAAATATGAAAAGATATACTAAACTTGCAAACGAAATAAAGGATAAATCTACAAGTAATTTGAGATATAGTTCTACATTCTACCCATCTATACCATTTAGACAAAGTGATGTTTACATATATTCAAGAAGATTAGATAGATTAGATCTATTAGCAAACGAGTTCTACCAAGATCAAACATTATGGTGGGTTATAGCAAGAGCTAATAATTTAGGCAAAGGAAGTTTTATGGTTCCCGTAGGTCTAAGATTGAGAATACCGTTTCCGATAGATGATTTGGAAATACAAAAACTAATAGAAAATGGACTTACTTAGACAGAAATTTGACACTGCAACTCTCGGAGCTATGAAAGCTCGTAAAGGTCTTCATTATAATATGAGAGGTGGAGGTGTTGACCTTAGTGGAGATTACAAGAGAAGGTTACCTGCTTGGGCAAGTATAAGTATTCCTAATACCAAATATCCATCTCTTGCATCTAAGTTAGGAGGATATACAACTACATATAATTATAATGGTGACAATAGACCCAATGGAGCAATACTTAAAAGTTTGAGTATTAAAAGAGTTACGGGTAAAGCTGAGAAGATGAATCTTACTTTGGAGATTGACGTTGAGTTTGAAGTATTCTCATATGATGCATTCGTAACATATGCGAGAGCATACCTGAGAAGAGAGAAAGATAGAAATCCTATAACGATAAGATGGGGACATGGTTCTGATTTCAATGGGAGGGGATTAGTATCAAATAAGATAGAAGGAGCTTATATAATAGCGGGAGGATATTCTAATACTGATATGAACACTTATGTTTGTAGGTTCAATGCTATAGGGCCTGCATCTGCTATTGCTAATCTTGATGTACTATCTTGTGACGTTTCTTATAAATTTCCAAATCAGAAATTTACATACGGAAATAGTTTTATGCATTCTACTGAAAATGTTACAAGTTTGATTACTAAGATTATGTATGATTTACAGGAGGGAGGTAAGAATAGAACAGCACAATTTAGTGATGGATATGAACCTCGATCATCGGGGATGGCGGGAGGTAATCCTGTTGGGAAGATATATACCACCTTTCCCGGATTCTCTAAATTTGGATCATTCATAATGTCATTCTTTAATTCAAAAGATGAGAGTACAGGACTTGCGAGTGATGCTCACGAATATGTTTCTCTTCAATATTTAGTAGACTTGATTAACAAGACAATTATATCAATAACGAATGAAAAGTGTGGGAATAAATTAAAATTTGTAATAGCTTTTGAAGATAAGTATCCATACTCATATACTCCAACTTCAGTTATAGGTCAAAAATTTAGATCAGCAGATCCTGTATCAGTTTTATTTTTAGGAAGAGGTTCAGGAAATTATAAAAATAATGCAGGTCAAGGAAAAGATTTTGAAGTAGGAGGTAGTTTTTTCCAAACAAATTGTGTTCTCGGAGATTATGTTGCTCATAGATATATACTGATAAGCAGAAAAGCTGTGGTAGATGAATTATATACTAAATTTAAAGAATTGAATACAGCAAGAGAAGAATCTACTAAAAATAAAACAAATAAAACAGATAGAATATCAGATGTTACCTATAGTATAAAAGAGTTCTTTGAAACTATATTTTCAAAAATAGCAAGAGCATCGGGAAATTATGTTAATTTATCTTTTAGATTACCTGATCCTACTAAGATAAATGATTCTTTGGAAATGCAGAAATTAATAATAACAGATGCATTATCTATAAGTGGTGAAAAAGTTGAGTTGTTTGAGTTCGATCCCATAAAAGGTGATGGTAATTGCTTATCTTTAGTAGTAGAGGGGAAACTACCTACAGATTTGGTGGACTTAGCATTAGTAACAGGAATACGAGAAGGATCAGGAACTTCAGGAAAAATATCTGAAGATAATTCTTATATATCAAATGTTAAAAAAGAGTATGATTCTCTATTAGAAAAATTAACATCTACTGATGAGCAAATTGGAGCTTATGCTAAAATGGCTAAGAAAGAGTTTAGTGAAGATTCTATTGCAGACGCTTGTTCAACCTTATCAGAATTTAAGAAAGTTTACAATGCTATGCAAGTTATGGAAGGGAAAAACTTAAATGGTAAGTTTAGTTTTACAGAATATTTTGATTTGGAAATGAAAGTTGAGATGGAAGGAACTTATCCTATAATAGCAGGAAACATATTCACGTCAACAAACTTACCTGACTTTGCAAGACCGAGTAATGGTATAGGATTTGTTGTTATGGATGTTGAAGATAAGATAGATGCGACAGGAGTTTGGACAACGAGTCTTAGTACGAGGGCTTGTCCTTATTTAGATTTTTAATACTATGGAAGATATTAGACACACCAAAGGATTGGAATATTACACACTACAAGGTTTAGAATATGTAGGAAGTTATTATATAAATGCTAATAATAATATTGCATATGTATATGATCCTGTAAGTAGAAATAATAAAATTTTAGTACCAAGGCATACTTTCAATACAGAAACCGTAAGACTACGAAATTCAGTAAAAGGAGGTTCGGCAGCACCTATTCCGATAAAAAGACAATTAAAAGATTATGATTATACAGTAGGAGTAATTGTCAGATATTTTGTGCAGAAGAATAATTCACCTCAAAATACTATAGTAGAGATTGATGAATCTCAATTTAATACAATAAATTCTAACAGTAGCAAAACAAATATAGATCCTAATTTGTATAGTTATGTAAGTATTTCTTGGAGAATATCAGGAAATATAGAGTATGTTAGAAACTTTAATATAAGGCAGATAAAAGATTCTGAAAGTATTTTTATAGGATTGGATAAATTTTTAAAAAATATTTTAGAATTTTATAGGTAAAATATCTTTTTTATAAAAAAGTTTTGTATATTTGCAATCACAAAGTTATATAGAATGAAATTAGTTATATGCATACCGAATAGTAATGGTCACTATACCGAAGCAGGTATAGGATTTATGTCGGTATATGATGTAACTTCAAAGTCTACAGAATTATACCCTATAGAATTATCTGATATAGGCAATGTACAATACCCTGAAATTAAAGATGATTGTATAGTATACAATAAGAAATTATTTGACGTATACTACCCAACAGTAAAGTCTTATGATTTAGAGACTCAGTTATGGTTGAATGGAATATCTTTTGATATAGACAGTTTATATTTTGGAGCATTTAGAGAACATTATAGAGTAGTTGATTATTACAAGTATGTACCTTATTACAAGTATGTAAAAGCTTGTGAAGATTTGATATCTAAGATTATTAGCTTAGATTCTTTATTTGAGATAGATACTGCTTCCAAATTCTATTCATACATTGTATACCCTTCAATTCAAGCAATTGAACGTAATGGTATGTATGTTGACATTACTAATTTCAATAATACTTTTAACAAGAAGTATATTAAAAATTATATAAATGTTCTGTACAGTATTCATACTAAAACAGGTAGACCTTCAAATACATTCGATGGAGTTAACTATTCTGCTTTAAATAAAAAAGACGATAGTAGAAAAAACTTCGTAAGTAGATATACCAATGGATTCTTAGTTGAGTATGATTTCGATTCATATCATTTGAGACTTATAGCAAAAATTTTAGAATATGATTTTTCTAATATAGAATCTATTCACAATTATTTTGGGAAGATGTATTTTAAAACTGATACATTAACTGAGGATCAATACGAGGAGAGTAAGAAGTTAAGTTTTAAATTATTATACAAAGACGATGAAGATTTATGTAGAAGTTATAATATTGATTTCTTTAATAAGGTATCTACATTAAAGAAAAAAGTTTGGGAAGATTTCAAAACTAACAAATATATTAGAAGTCACATAAGCAAAAGAAAATTACACATTGATGATGAAGACATGAATAAATCAAAATTATTCAGTTATTACATACAAATGTTAGAAACTGAAATTTCTATGCTATTTATATATGATGTGAATAGATTATTAGAATATAAAAAATCTAAAATAATTCTTTACACATACGATTCATTTTTGATAGATTATAATTTAGAAGATGGTTATGATTTATTAAAAGATATAAAACATTTATTAATAAATAGCAAGGTAAAGAAAGGTAACAACTACAAAGAAATGGAGCTGTTTAGCGTTTGATGCTGAAAAAAATTACATTATGAAAAAACAATTATTATGTACATTTACGGTAAATGATTCTCTGAGTCTAACAATAGACTACATATCAACGTATTTCAAGATATCCAATAATAAATTATATTTATATTGTGATCGAGACAATCCGCAGAGTCTTATATTAGTTTACAATATTGAAAATAATTTAAGAGATGGTTTGGCAAAGAACACAATATTGATTAATAGAAAAAAACAATCAAATACATTGTATACTATCAATGCTTTGAACTCATTGATTAAATCTATAAACAATGGAGTATTGGATAAGAACTTACAGATAGATTGGGATAACTATCAAGATAAATTGCTTATTATCAAAAAGACATCGGTAGAATTCGAAAATGAAGAAGTGTTAGAAGACAACTTAGTTTTAATAAATTTGGATTTCAAAAAATCAGTATATATTTAATTATTAACAAATTTCAAAGTTATGAGTATTAATTTCGATGCTATTCGAGCTGACATGAATCGCTTGAATAAGAAAACTTCAAAGGATTCGACAAACAGTGATCTTTTTTGGAAACCTGAGAAAGAGCACATTATTAGAATTGTTCCGTATCCGCATGATCCAACAGATTCTCTGAGGAGACTTTATTTTCATTACAATCTAACTGACAAGAGAATTTTATCTCCCATAACTTACGGATTAGAAGATCCGATTGTTCAATGGGCTAAGAAACTACAAGCTGAAGGTAGTAAAGATTCTTGGAAGAGAGGTAAGAATTTAGAACCAAAGCTTACAGTATTTGCTCCAATTATTATTCGGGGAGAAGAACATAAGGGTGTTAAATTCTACGGGTTTTCAGAAGCTGTTTACAAAGATTTATGCAAGTTTTTGAACAGCGGAGATTATGGAGATATTTCTGATTTGAATTCAGGAAACGATATCTACATTGAATATCACCCAAAAGTAGGAGATGGTTATCCAAGTACAACCGTAATGATTAAACCTAATAAGACTCCTGCATTTACAGATGCTTCTATAGGCAGCAGTGCTTTAGCAAGTATTCCTAAGATTGATGATTTGTTTAAAGTACCTTCAAAGGAGGAGTTGATTAGTATTTTAGAAAATTATCTATATCCTAACAAATCTGCTAATTTCTCTGAGCCTCAAGCAGTACCTGCTCCAACTATTGCAACTACTGCTAATGTGGTAACATTCCCCTCAGCAAGTCCAAATATTGGACAAAATACATCGGTATACGATGCTATGAGCGAGTTCGAAAGATTGTTAAATTCAAAATAATTTATAATGTCTAAAAAAAAGACTGAGGTTAGCGAACCATCAACTGTTAAAGACTTAACTAACTATATCAATAGTTTTTATAAAAAGAATAATGATAAAGTTGCTTTTTCTTTAGATGGATCTGATTTCAACCCATCAGATGTCACAGATTATATACCTTCAGGAAATGATATTTTAGACATTGTAATTTCAAATCGAAAAAACGGTGGTTTTCCCGTAGGGAGAATCACCGAAATTTCGGGAATGGAAGCATCAGGTAAATCTTTATTAGCATGTCATGCTCTAAAATCTACTATAGAAAAAGATGGCATAGCTGTATATATAGACACCGAGAATGCAGCAAGTGATGAATTCATGAAAGCTATAGGATTGGATTTGAAGAAATTAATTTATATATCCGAAAATGTTTTGGAGAATATATTTGAATTAATAGAAAAATTTATTTTAAAGCTTAGAGAATCAGATCCTGATAAATTAGTTACTATAGTTATTGACTCTGTTATGGGAGCAACTACTAAATTAGAAACTGAGACTAATTTCGATAAGAAAGGATTCAACACGAGTAAGTCTATTATATTGTCTCAATCTATGAGAAAGATTACACATTTAATAGGTAAGCAGAGAGTATGTTTAATACTGACTAACCAACTCAGGATTAATTTGAATATGCCACCAAACTCTCCTGATCATTATACAACATCGGGAGGTAAGGGTATTGCATTTCATTCATCTTTGAGATTGAGATTAGAACAGAAAAAGAAACTTTTTGTAGGTTCTAAGGAAGATAAGATAAAGGATTTCATAGGAGTAGAAACTGCTGTTCATGTTATGAAGAATAGATTAGCTCCTCCCCATAGAAAAGTTAAGTATAATATATACTATAATTCAGGAATGGACAATTATAATTCTTGGTTAGAGGAGATGAAGAATCACAAATTAGTTGATTTAAATGGATCTTGGTATACCTATAGAGTTGTTAATCCTGAGACAGGAGAAGTATTAGATACCATAAAATTCTTATCAAAGGATTTTTATGATAAAGTAATAGCAAATCCTAAGTATAA